ATTGTGATAGTAAAGACCAAACTCTTTAATATCGTTCATTTCTTCTTCAGTAAGAAAGGGTTCTATTTCAATAAACATTAGTGCAGCCTATCATACAATATAGCATTAATGATGAGTAGCACTATTAATAGTACTATTACGAGTACTGTTGATAATAGTAGCCAGTCTATTTGCACAAATCGTCGTACTTATGAGAGTGAACTCTATGTCGTGACATGTCACCCACGTGATTATAATCGCCAAATATTACTTGGAGCCAATATTGTATTTTGGACATAATTCCCATTCCTGCTTCTCCCTATATGGAATGATTTTTATCTGCCTCATGGGAGCCATTGGTTCTACAGCTTTTGTTTCAAGTGTAATTAGACCCCAATCACTCATGAGCTGAGCTATAGTATTACGACGGGCAACATCATTTTCTTCTAAGTTTGACTTTTTACCATCTAATAAAAATAGCTCTTTAAAATGTACAATAAAGTAACGGCCCTGTTTATGTAGTATATGGCAGGACTGATAAAGTTTTTTGTCTTTTCTGGATGCGACACCTATGCGAGTCAGGGTTTCACGAACTTTTAAAAAATCATCTGGTTCGTTCAAAGTGACTTCAAGCATTGAGCCTGGTGTCCATTCAATAATGTTATTTTCTTCCACCTTTATAAACCTTCTTCTTCAATTCATTAATCTGGTCTGATGTGAGAAGGGTCAAGGCTTGCTTGGCTTTTTCATTATTATAGCCATAATATTCTTTGACAACTTCCACGTCACTTACGGTCTCAGGTTTCATAAATTTCGAGAACCGTTTTTTCTTTCTGACTATATTTATATAAAAGTCGAATTGTAAACGGTTATCTATATGGTGGTTAATATTCATCTCATTTGCCATCAATGCAGTGTCATTGAAATAAGACAAAGAGCGATTTATAATAAAGGGATTATATGCTTTCTCAGCGATATCATCAATCATGATATCTTCTTTAGACATATTAATCGCAGTCACATATTCAAAGGGATTCATTAGAACCAACCAATCTTTATGCCATTATGAGCGATGATAAAAAAGCAAGCGACCATATGAGTAGCAATCCATATAGTACGGATGATTGCTGCAATATCATTTTCACGGTTATCATCTGTTATCTTACTCCCAATGGTCTTACACCAAATAGTCCAAGCGCGCTTCAACCAAACATCTCCACGCCCGAATCATTTTCGTCATTATATGCCAGTCGCATTTCACCCCAAAAAATTTCTTTTGTAAAGTTAACTGTATCTACTTTATTCAAATGAATGTTACGATAGTACAGCTGAGGTACTGTACGATGTCCTTGTTCTTTTAAAAAAGTTTTAGCATCGAGATCTAAACTTACGTTAATGGTTTCATAATTCATGCCCCACTCGTCAAGTTTCTCTTTCATCATTACACAGTATGGGCAATTGTTCTGTGTATACAATCTAATTAAGTTCGACATTAGCCATTACCTCCGTTAAACAAGCGACAACGTTTAGCTCGTGGTCAGCTACAAACGCGTTTTTATATTGATAGTCAGCAAGGATCAATACAAGTTGTGGTATTGATTGCGGTGCAACTTTTTCTGACATGCGGTCATAGACGCCACGAAAAATTGCTGCTGAATCTGTATCTATATTGTTTACAACCCATTTGCGCATACCTTTGAAATCTTTATTTTTTAACGAAAGGAAAAGGTCGTCAAAGGATCCAATACTATCAGAAATGTTGCCGTCAATAGGGCCCAAAACAGAACGTCTTTGTAGTTCATTGAGTACTCTCCGCCAGTCTGGAAAAAATTTCATGATGAGATCAGCAAGTACTTGAGGGCTATGTAGTGTTACACCTTCATCAAGTAGTATTTGCTGACAACGAGTCATAAACTCACCGCACAATGTGGCTTTATCGCCAGTGTTGAATTCGTATACACCACATCGAGAATGCAATGGTTCAATAATACGATTCTTGAAATTACAAGTAAGGATGAACCGGCAGTTATTAGCAAACTCTTCGATAAAACCACGAAGAGCTGGTTGTGTTGACTGCGGGTTCAGGTAATCTGCCTCATCAAGGATTACAACCTTATAGCCACCTTGTAGTGAGACAGTCGAAGCGAACTGTTTGATCTTGCCACGCAAAGTGTCAATGTTACCTTCTTCTGAACCATTTATCAGAATCCAGTCAAGATCAAGTTCGTTACATAGTGCCTTGGCGACAGTAGTCTTACCAAGACCGGCAGAGCCAGTGAAAAGCATGTTGGGCAATTCACCAGACTCTACAATCTTAGAGAATGTATTCTTTAGTTCAACCGGAAGAATACATTCATCAATAGTGCGTGGGCGGTATTTCTCCACCCAAAGAAAATCATTAGACATTTACAAGCTCCATTACAAAAAAATATTATATCACACATTGAGCTGAAAGTAAATATTAATCTTCTTCTTCCATGGCAGCTTCTTGCTGCATGGTTTCAACTAGTGAAATGATTTGAATTGCTTGGTCACGTAGTGTACCAATAGTTGACAATTCTTCACCTTTAAAACCGCCACGTTGAGTAACAGCATCTACAACTGCTACAGTAGAACGGGCAACCTGGTTGCTGACTTTCATCAGCTCTTCTTTATTATCATCACTCATTTTATACTCCGAAGTTTGATGTTTTTTCTAGTGCAATCCAATAACGTACGTCAATATCTTTGTGCTTAAACTCTGAGATAAGTTTCGATGAGATACTTACTTCATAATCGCCTGGAAGTATTTTGAGATTTGCAATACTCAAGACAAAGTTAAAGCTTTCAGCACTGAACTCGCCGTCCACATCGATCGAATATGCATTTGACGTTGAGTTCGCATTGTCAACTACAGAAAGACTCAACACGCCGCTGGTGTCAGGTTTGATAAGAACTTCTGAATGGCCAAGAGTGGATGCCGCTCTTTTAAGTTTATTCAGTGTGTCATTATCAAGAGTGAATTTGACGTCAGGGTTTGGCATGTTGACGTCTTTCGTAGGTGATGTCAAGGTTTCTTCAGGAGAGAAGAAGTACTTGACTTTTGATCTACCAGTTGAATCGCCAACAGTTACGAACTCTTCCGTAAACTTGAGTGTTGGCTGATCAACAAGACCAAGGACACCGATGAACTCATTGAGATCATAGATGCCAAATTTCTGAGGAAAGGATTCTGTTACAACAGCAGTTGATACAACATTCCTTGCTTCAGAAATAGTTTTAATGGTATTGCCTTCTTGGATAAGAAGGTTTTGATTAATACCAGAAAAATTCTTAAGGACAGATAAGGTATTTTCACTTAGTTCCATAGTATACTCCGCATTTATTCCTATATATTATAACACATGTTGGCTCAAATGTAAACAGTTAAGCCACCATTTTACTAAAATTCTTTTCTTTCTTGAATTCAATTTTAGAACTGAATTTGCCATCGAGTATCTCACCTTTATGAGAGATGACAAAGATATTAGTATCGTCGTCAAGTGTGTACAAAATTTTGAGAAGATTATCTACACCATCGTGATCAAGAGAAGAATCAAACGTCTCATCGAGAATCAGAAGATTGGTCGCAACAGAGTTTTTCATCTTTGCAATCTGTCTCCATGTAAACAAAAGAGCCAAATCGATACGTTGCTTTTCACCTTCAGAGAATGAATCATACGTAAACTCGTCACGATGTCTCGAACGAATAGTTTCTTGAAATGATTCGTCAAGATTAAAGTGAACGAAGAAATCAAGGATCTGTAGATACTGGTTGACAAGCTTATTGATTGCAGGCAGATACTGCTTGATAATCTTTGTCTTGATACCAGTATCTTTGAGCATCTCAGATATTACAGAGTTATAGTTAAACTCTTCTGACATGGTCAGCTTCTCTTCGAACAATGCATTCTTTTCATTGTTGATAGAATCAAGATCTGACTTTGCATTATTTAGATCTGCACCTACGTCTTTTTCTAAAGACATTTGGTATTCACTAATTTGTTTTTGAAGACTAGAGATCTCACGATTATTTTCACCGAGTTGCGATACTTTAGAACGTAACGATTGAAGCGTGTCGGTAGAAGTTTTAATTTCTTCTTCTACTGAAGTACCTTCATCTCCAACTTGCCGTCTTTGCGATTGAAGTGTTCTAGCTTCTGACTTTGCATGCTCGAGAATATTGTGTTTATGAGAATCTGAAATGGCCTGATCACATGTAGGACAACTTTCATTCTCTTCAAAAAACATAGCACGTTTGGCAACTTCTTTCGACTTTGTCTGAAGGTCTTGACCTGTAAGTAAAAGCGACTGACGCTTATTATGCAGATCAGATAACTTTTCTTCAGTGGTTTTTAAATTATCTTCTAGTCCCTCACTAAGCACATTATTCATCTGCTGTAAGTCATCGATATTACTTTGAGCGTCTAGTATTCTAGATTCATATTCTTTTTTATTTTCTTCAGTTAGTGCTGTAATATCACGAATATACTTTTTCTGTGTATCGATTTTTGTGTTCTGTATATCAAGCTTGTAGTTATTATCTTTAAGCTTGTCTTTTAATACATTCATCTTTTCACGAAGAATAATATTCATTTTACTAAAGACATTGATATCAAGAAGATCCTCGATAACATCTCTGCGGTGACCAGCAGGCAACTGCATGAACGGTATAAAGGATGAGGAACCAAGCACAATAACCTGATGGAAACTTTTATGATTGAGTTTCAAGATGTTTTGTTCAAGGATCTTCTGATATTCTTTGGCATGAGAAGACTGGTTGATCATTGTACCATTCTTCCAGATTTCAAAGATACCTGGTTTGATACCACGTACAACTTTAAATTTGCCTTGACCAATAGTAAACTCAACTTCAACTACGCAACCTTTTTGGTTTACTGAGTTGATGAGCTGAGGTTTATTGATATTACGATGCGGCTTACCAAACAACGCAAACGATATAGCATCGAGCATTGTTGATTTACCAGCACCGTTCTGTCCAACGATCAGAGTAGATTTCTTCTGATCAAGTTGAATTTCGGTAAATGAATTACCCGTAGAAAGAAAATTCTTCCAACGAATCTTATTAAAAGTAATCATGCAATTTCTAGTGCCTGTGCTTCTGTCATGAGCTCACGTACTTGAGTCTTAATTTTCTCTTTATCGAGATCGGTATCCACCGCTTCGATGTACGTATCAACAATAGTGCTAGTATCGTCAAAGCTCACTTCCTCATCCTCAACGTTCTCGCCAAGAAACTCGCTAAAGTTCTCAGCAATCTTCAGTTCGTAAATATCCTGGCTTTGAATACGATCAATGAACCGATCAAATACAAACTGATCTTTCTTATTTACAACCACAACTTTGACAAACTTATTGGTAAGATCTGGTATGTCTATATTATTATAATCTGTTTCCTCGTCATTGTACACAATTTTGTGAAATAAAGTATGTGGATTCCTGACTCGCTCAATCTCTCGAGTTTCGGTATCTATGACGTGGAAATATTTAGGGTCATGAGCGTCTGACCAGAAAAATTCCATCTGACTTCCAAGATACCATATATTATCTTGTCTTGAAGAAACATGGAAATGACCGGTAAGAACGAGCTCGAACTTAGAGAAGAGCTTATGGTCTAGACCGCCATGTGCTTTAACTCCTCTCATAAGTTCAAACCCGCCGAGCTCTAAATGAGCACCAAGCCAGTCGGCTTTACAATCACGAATGAAATTCATTGAAGTTTCGTAATTCTCTTGATTTATCCATGGAAGCATAGCAAGCTTCAATGATCCATATTCTAGAACAGTTGGCTCCATGATAATATGGACTTCATTCATGTAATAACCCAAAAGCTCTTTCAATGAGTTTAAGTCATTCGTATTCTTGTAGTAAGTATCGTGGTTACCCGGAATAATATCCATCTTCATCCCAAGTTTCCGCATTGGATCTAGAAACATTTTCCTATTATGATTCAATGCTTTAAAGTTCACGAACTTACGGTGATCATAGTAATCGCCAAGATGTACAATCTGTTCGATTCCATGTTCTTGGCAATAGGGAAAAAAGACCTTTGAATAAAAGTCTTCTGCATTCTTCAAAAAGATTTCTGAAGAATTTCTGATACCACAATGAGTATCGTTTAACACTGCAATTTTCACTGCATAAACTCCGTCAAATCAGAATCTGCAATTCGAGTACGTTTCTTTCTTTTTTCCTCTTTTACAAAT